GGCAGCGAAACGTTGAAATGAGAGCGGCATACGAGGTCTTAGGACAGTATGCCGCAGACGGCTATGCGGACGGCATAAAAGGCAGAATGCCCATAGTAAATGCCACAGTAAGTGAAATGATACGAAACGGCATAACCGCCGCAAGGCTTGCTCAGGATTCACATTCTCCGTCAAGAGTTTTCCGTACACTTGGCGGATATGTGGGAGAGGGATATGCTCTTGGTGTGGCTGATGAAACGTATCTCGCAGTGCAGGCTTCTGAAAACATGGTCAGATCTGCTATACAAAGTGCCAGCAGTGTTGACAGCAGGATAGATGTATCTTCACTGAGAGAGCAGACAGCTACACAAACTGTGCCTGATACGTCAAACATGGGTATGCGGTCGGCTATACTCAACGCCCTTGCAGAGTATGCCTCTGTTGACGGCAAAAGCGCCAAACAGCCTATCAATGTAACTGTGGAGATAGACAAGCGAGCTGTTGGCAAGGCTGTGGTAGAAGATATAAACTCGCTGACAAAGCTTAATGGCAAGTCACCGCTTGTATAGGAGGTAATGCAATGGAATATCTTAAATTTGGTGATACTGAAATAGCTGTGCCGACAACGTTCACAATAGATAAGAAAAAAATAATGTCCGATAATGCAGGGCTTTCCTCGACCTGCAAATATGTGGGTGACGTAAAGGGGCTACAGACCACGCTTCACATAGAGTGGGCAAACCTTAAACCACAGGAAGTAGCAATTATAAACGAGTATGTTCTGAATGTGCAGGACGCTGATTTTCCTGTTACCTACCTTGATGAAACGTTCAACATGGTCACGGTACGTTTTAGGGCAGAGGGTACAACATACGAGCAGTGGGGTTGGGATAAGAAAAGACAGCTTTGCAAGGTGCTTTCCCTTGACCTTTATGCCTATTCCGGTACAGGTGAGGTGACATAAATGTACACAGTAAGCGACATTGTATCATCAAAGATAGAGAGCTATTGCAGAACGTGGAGAATGGAGCTTGAAGACACAAACAGCATACTTACAGGCGACAAGATAGTATCTGCAAGCAGTACAGCTCAAAGCACGTCCTTGTCTGACGACATCGAACTAGGTGCCGTGTGTTCGCAATCGTGGAACATGACCATAAGTGACACAGAAACAGCGTTTCTTGGCAAAGAGTATGACACATATCTGTATCTCGTAGACTACGAAACTAGCGGCATACTTGCAGGCGAAAAGATACCAATGGGACATTTCACCTGTGTTAAGTCGAAAAAGTCGGGCGGCAGTGTCCAGCTGACAATGGCGGACAGGCTGTATTTCTCGGACAAACCGTATGTACCTCACATACCTATCCCGAACTGGAATAGATCCGTTGAAGACGACATTTGCAGACAATTAGGATTGCAGAACGGCAATGACTACACAGAGGTGCGACTACTGCGTGACAAGAACGGCAGAAGGTTGATAGATAAGAACGGCAAGGTGCTGTACTCAAAGTATTTCTATTTCAAAGTCAGCTCAGTGCCAAAGGACGTGACCATGCGCCAAATGCTGTCCTATCTGGCTTCTGCTCAGGGCGAGTTTGGGTATGTTGACAGGTACGGAAAGTACGTCCGAAAGTGGTATGGCAAGAGCGTGAAAACATTGGATAACAACACAATAGACCTGCCAACACTGTCAGAAAGGCAGAACGTGATATTCGGTATAGTCTGCAAAGTAAATGACGATACTACGCTGTCACTTGGCGTGACGGACACAACACAGGGTAGAGTTTTGGAGTTTGAAAATCCATACATGACAGAGTCACTTTTGCAATCTCTGTGGCGCAGAATAGGAGGTTTTTCATGGTACACTACCGAATTGTACCACAGACTTGGTGACCCACGTTTCGACATAGGTGACGTGGTGACCTACACCAACGGCACAGACAATTATGATATACCGATAACAAATTTAGGATTTAACTTTGACGGAGGGCTGAGTGCTGATATTTCAGCGGTAGGCCTGAGTGTTGAAGAACAGCTTTAAGGGGGGCGAGATAATGGCTGATGATTTGACATTGACACAAGACATCACAGAAAATGACTATCCTATGCAACACGCAGGTGAGGAAATCGATGAAATACTGAGCCGAGCCGGCAAGATACACTATGGCACTGTGGAATACAAGATGACGAAAGCGAATCCATTGATGCAGATACCACTTGGACTGACCTTTGCACCTAAACAGGTAATAGCAACGCTACGGCAGACAGGTGCACCAACACCATATCAGAACTACTGCACCCACGTCTATGTGTCAGGAACGTCATACTATCTGAGTGTCTGCATGGGAGCTGGGGCAACAGGAACCGTGCCAACAGGAACATACTATGTGGATTACATTGCAATAGAGTAAAGAGGGGTGATTAAATTGACAATAACACTAAACACAGAGTATGACGTAGCCCTAAGCACAGCCCTACTGGGTTACGTCGGTGAAACGAATGCAAGACCCGTGTCGGTCGAAGGGCTGGCAGTAGACGGTGCAGACCGCTATGTGTTGACTATCGACTACGGCGACGGCACTATCTATGAGGTCGATATCACAGGCGGACAGTGGACACCTACGGCAGATATACTGCGGTCAGCGCAGACCGTATCGTGTCAGATATGTGCAAAGAAGCTGTCTGGCGACGAGTATATTTTAGTTAAAAAATCACGCATATTCCGCCTGCGTATCGGTGCGGCTATCGGTGATACAGCTATCCCGTCACCAAGTGTGGCAGCTGACGCACTAGACCGCATAGACGCCATAGGCAGGCAGACACACGCAGATATGCAGACAGCCGTCACCGCTGCAGAAACGGCTACTACAGCGGCAGAAAACGCAAAAAAATCTGCCACAGCCGCAGAGAAATCAGCCGACACGGCAACGCAGGCAGCAAGCCGTGCAGAAACCGCAAAGACAGCGGCTGAAACGTCCGCTACACAGGCAGACACCGCCATGCAGGGTGCCGAAACCGCACGCACAGAGACGGTCACAGCGCAGAACGCCGCTAAGATATCCGCTGCGCAGGCATCAACGGCAGCACAGCAGGTCGAAGCCGACAAGACAATAACGGCAGGATATGCCAAAACTGCCAAAACTAATGCAGACAGCACTGCGGCAGACAGACAGGCAGTGCAGGAAATGGCAACGCAGGTCACAGCCGACAAGGCTACAGTGGCAGACCATGCTGCTAAGGTCGCAGAGGACAGAACTGCCGCTGAAACCGCCGCACAGACAGCACAGGCGGTGGCTGACAGTCTGCCAGACGATTATGTAACGGCTGTCGGAAAGATAGCCGAGAATACTGCTGAAATAGCAAACGTGAAGCTAACAGACAAGGAACTGCAACGTAGGGTAAATGCGTTGTACGATATGGGCAATGGTGTGACGCATAAATTTGAAACTGATACAGATACGGCATACGCAAAGACAGTTCCGACTGGGGCAAAGCTGATGAGCGTGAAGTCAATAGGCGGTCATTCTGAGGTCATTGACGGTGAAATTGTCAGTGCAGGGGTGACAGAGGTCGCTGTGGGTGATAACGCCTACCCAATCCCCGACACAATCAAGGCACTGCCTGGCTACGGCTGGTCGGCAGGAACGGCTAAGAACTGGGTGGACTATGAGAATAAACGATATATTCAGTGCGTAGACAGCGTTGATTTAGGGACATTGAATTGGGTTGCGGGTGAATCTGTGTCATTTAAAACACATCATTTAGCCGGGCAAAAATTGACAAAAAGTTATAGCATTGCACCAAATTTCATATGCCCAAAATATTCGACAAAAACGCAAAATGAATCGTGGGGCAAAACCAGTATAACAGGCATATCAGCTACCCTAAACGTTGGCGGGTATATCTATGTCAACGATACGTTCTACACCGACGCTACCGCATTTAAACAGGCTATGCAGGGTGTAATGTTGTATTACGAGCTAGCGAACCCTATAATCACCGACATTTCAAGCCTGATTGATGATGATTTTCTGCGAAACGTTGAGGTCGAAGCAGGCGGTAGCATAACGTTCAAAAACGACAATGGCGACAGTTATCGGATACCAGTGCCAAACGAGGAAGAATATGTTGTGAAGCTGAGTGAAGTGGGAGGTACAACATGACGAATTTACAAAAGAAAATGGCTGAGAAACTAGGGCTATCCCAAGAAGATTTTGAAAAACCTACAGTGACCGAGCAGGACAAAATAATGGCACAAGTGCTATACACAGCTGCTATGACAGGCACGCTGATAGGCGAGGAGGGCGAGTGATGTATTACAGCATTATTAAACGTTTCTATGATCTGGGCGTGTATTCGTTGGCAAAGGTCAAAGATTTTGTCAAGGCAGGCGTTATTAGTCCGGAGCAGTTCAAAGAAATCACAAAGGAGGTATACCATGAAGCAGAAGTTAGCGAAACTCATTGACGTAAAGTCCATTGTAACGCTGTTCTTGACAGCGGTTTTCTGCGTGCTGACACTTCGCCGCACCATAACCGCAGAGCAGTTCATCACAGTGTTTACTGTGGTGATATCGTTCTATTTTGGCACGCAGTCAGCTAAAAGAAAGTCGGGTGATGATGAGTGACGGAAGCGATAATAGTTGCACTGATAACAGCTGCTTCGGCGGTAGTGTGTCAGCTCGTTATAGCATCTAACAGCCGTAAGACTATGCAGCAGGCACAGTACGACAGCCAAAAGCTTATTGAGTACAAGATAGACAAGCTGGTGGACAAGCACAATTCCGTTATCGCTCGGACTTACAAGCTGGAACAGGATTATGCGGTGGTCGCTGAACAGATAAAGGTCGCAAACCACCGCATTGAAGATTTAGAAAGGAAGTAATTTTTATGGCAAAGACATTCAAGGGTATTGACGTTTCACAGTATCAGCAGAACATTGACTTCAAAAAGGTAAAAGCGGCTGGTATCGACTATGTTATCATTCGTGCAGGCTTCGGCAAGTACGCACATCAGAAAGACCCATATTTTGAAAAAAACTACAAGGCGGCTAAAGCGGCAGGGCTAAAGGTCGGTGCTTACTGGTACAGCTATGCGGCAACTGTCGCTGACGCAAAGGCAGAGGCTCAAACTTGTATCAACGCTATCAAGGGCAAGACGTTTGAGTATCCGATATACTTCGATCTCGAGGAGCGTTCACAGTTCGCAAAGGGCAGAGCATTTTGCAACAGCCTTGTCAAGACTTTCTGCAATGCACTTGAACACGCAGGCTATTGGGCAGGACTGTATATCAGCCGTTCGCCTTTACAGCAGTACATATCTGCCTACGTCGCTAAGAGATACGCTCTGTGGGTCGCTGAGTACGGCTCACGCTGCAACTACGGCGGAACATATGGTATGTGGCAGTACAGTTCTACAGGCAGAGTCAGCGGTATCAGCGGCAATGTTGACATGGATATCTGCTATGTGGACTATCCTGCGAAGATAAAGGCGGCAGGGCTGAACGGCTTCAAGAAGACCACCAGCTCGACCACAAAGCCGTCTGCAAGCACAGCAAAAAAGACAGTGACTTATACGGTGAAACGTGGTGATACGCTCTCAGGCATCGCACGGCGCTACAAGACTACTGTTGCGAAGCTTGTCAAGAACAATGGTATCAAGAACGCTAATCTCATTTATGTGGGGCAGAAAATCAAGATCAAGTAGGTAGCAAGACAGCCGTCTCGGACTTTTATGGGTCTGAGGCGGCTGTTCTTATCGTTATACTATTGACCATCGAACATTGCATTAATATTCATTGGTGGCATTACTATTGGTTCTATTCCTGGTTGTGAAGTTATCAATGTGAGTTCACTCCTCAAATAAGGGAATAAAATAG